TACCGAAATCTTTTAGAACTTTTTTTATAGCAGGTGCAAGTTCTTTTTTATCTGCTTGTGAAATATAAGCCATTATATACTCTCTCCATAAATTTGATTATCCATATTTTCTAGAACATCTATCATGTTCACATTTTCTATTTTGCATATCTTAGCAATTCTATCTTCGATTTTGTCTAAGTCGCCGATATCGTTACCAGCTAGTATTGCTTGATACTTGAGCCACAAATCTTTAACTGCAATTTTTCCACAATCTGTCATTTTTCTCTCTTTTGTTATTAACGAATCACTTACACTATTAGGATATCAGATTGAGCCTTAAAGTCAACCAGTAATTTTTCTTGCATCTCAAAAGCTTCAATCTCATAATCTCTTTCAAGATAGTCAACATCAGTAGGAGCAAAGATATCTTGTCCTTTAACTGATTGCATTACGTGGGTAAACTCATGAAAAATAGTAGTGATCAGATCATCTATGTCTTGACTCTTTTTGATACGTAGTGTAAAATATCTATTGTCATCTATATCAACATCAACGAAACCATCTGACTTCATGTTGTTTTTCATTATAACATCTATCTCAAGTTTTCTAACTTTAGGTAGAAGTTGCTCTTTAGCAAAGACAAGAGCCTTGTCAATCAAGGTTCTTTCTGCTTTATTTGAATTGAAATAAGTAACTAACATACTATTAACCTAGCAGGTTTTAATAGTAATGTCAACCTTCTTGTAAGTTATTGAAAAAGCTAGGTATTTTACCATTGAATCCGTAACCCTTATTGAGTCTATCAATAAGTGATTCGTTTTGCTCTTTATCTTCAGACTTCCATATAATCTGACTTATCTTAGTATCATAGACGTAATAAACTCCTTTACGTCTTTTACCAATATATTGTTTATTCTTTTTTCTAAACCATCTCATACTTTGAATCCTGTAAAATCTTTCTTACCCATTTTCTTTGTAGCCCATTTCATTTTATCTTCTTCATCTGCTCGTTCTGCATATGTTGTATTATCAAAAACTGGACCATCTAAGACACCATCTTGTGCAGATTGCTCTACATCATAGAGTCGCATCTTCGCTCTATCAACACCAACTACAAATCTTTTGTAGGTAGTAGGATCATTATATCTATTCTTGAGTTGTTTTACCATTATCTGATTTAAATCTTCAAGTTCTTCAGTTGATATCAATGCTACCATAAAATCAGCAGTTGCAGGTAAACCAAAAGATTCTGAAGTATCTTCTAGTCCTACATCAGAACTAGTATAACCACTTCTAGTAGTTTGTGTTGCAGATACAATAGGTACATTCTTTTCTACTGCAAGTCCTCTTAACTCTTCAGCTATAGACTTTATAAGAGTATATGAATTTACATTTGAACCAGTTCGTATTCTATGTGACATACAAATATTGAGATAGTCAACATAAATGATATCAGGCATGAACTGTCTTTTTAATCTAAGTTCGTTTAGTAAATGTCTGAAATGTCCTACATGAGCAGAAGCAGTAGGATATTCTTTTACAATTAATTTACCACTGGTTTTACCCTTTACTCTCTCTAGCTTTCTATCATACATTTGCTTTGGTAAATTAGCTAAGTCTTCTAATGATACATTGAGTAAGTTCGCATCTATCCTTTCAGCAATCTTTTCTTCTGCCATCTCCATAGTAACATACAAAACATTTTTACCATCAAGTAGATTAGCTGACGCCATGTGACACATTGCTAACGATTTACCAACACCCGTACCAGCAAGGATAATATTGAGAGACTTTTTAGGTACACCGCCTTTAGTAATCTTATTAAGGTATTCCAAATCGAAAGGAATACGTTCTTCAACACGGTGATAAAAATCCCAACGACTATCACTATCATCAATAAAGTCGTGCCCAATAGAAGGATCAAAGGAAACAGACAAAGCATCAGAGAGAAGTTCTGGTATATTTCCTTTGTCTTGTTTATCTTTACCATCGATGATAGATATTGATTCCATGATTGCATTGTAGATTGCCTTCTCTTGACAAAACTTCTCAGTTTTTTCTATTAACCATTCTTTATCAGTTTCAGCATCAGCATCTAGTTCAGAAACTATAGAAGAACATTTTGTAAAATTTTCATCACTTACTTTTGTATTATTATCTAACTCAATCAGTAGTGCTTCTTTTGTTGGTAAAGAATTGTACTGAGACAAATATTTATCTATCTCTTGATAAATTACCTTTTCATTCATTTCTGAAAAATATTCTGATTTTAGATAAGGCAAAGTTCGCCTTGCATAATCTTCTTCGTTAAGAAGATGTTTCAGTACTACTAGTTCTATCCTGTTCTGCATCTTGCCTCTTAAAATGTTGTTGTAATAAGTTTTGTAATATGTTACCTAGTTTATCTTTAAATACTTGCTTTGTCAAGTCCAAGTCATTAGGATTTTCACATATTATAAAATTGAAATTGAACTTAGCTATATTATCACCGTTCTCATTTTTTTCTTCTCTAGCTTCAATAACATCGAACTGTATTATAACATCAGTATATTCACCACTAACTATCTTTACACAACCTTGCTCCTCATGAAAGGCTTTAGGGTGAGTATCTATAGTTATGAATTTAGGTTCAGTAGCACCTGTATGCAGGTTCTTTATCTTCATCTTTTTTTGCCTTGCCCTCTATACTTTTTGAAACCTCTTCTTTTATGCTTGTTCATTTTAGTTAGAGATAACATACCATTACCGATAGAAGTTTTCACTTTTGTTGGTTCATGAACTGCTATACTAAATCCTCTTGCTTTTCTAGCCATTATTTTACTCCATCAATTTGTGATTTAACTTCTTGAACTCTATCTTTCAAAACACTAATCGCAGTGTGTATATGTCCAGTATCATGAGGTTGAAGTTTTTTTTCTAGAATGCTTATTTCTTCCATCAAAAAAATTAATCTATCGGTATCTTTAGCCATTATGCATCTTCCTTATTATTTCAACATCTTCTTCATCAATTAAATCACCACATCCACATCTTGTGGGATATTCTAAATTAACAACATCATCTTCCCACATACACCAGTGTTGCCAATATACTTTATCGCTCTCAATGTAGGCTGTCTTCTGTCCCCTCGTCAACTGAAAGTTCATTGGTAGGTTCGCCATAGAGAAACTCCTTCTTTGCTACTTCTTCTAGTTTTGTCATGATGTCTTCAGTAAAATACTTCTCAGGATCTTGATTGATAGTTTTACCAAAAACTTTTGTACCATCAGGCATTTCATATCTCGTTGAAACTTTCTTAATGATATCATACTTCTCAGCTAAATCTAATAGTCCATAATATCTATCTAGTCCTGTTGAGTACGATAGTTTCACTTCTACCCTTTTATTCTCTTGAGTAAATCTAGATTTTGCCATTTGTACTTTTACTATGTTACCAATTACATCAGTGCCATCTTTATCTTTCTTCTTTGAAAGCATAGCAATAGATGATGATGCATATTTTAGTCCAGCACCACCTGACATTTCTTTCATTGGTATGTATGCACCAACCACATCGTACACATGATTAGTAACAAGAAGAGGTACTTTTGCTTTTGCAAGTTTCAGAGATAATACTCTAAAAGTACCACGTAGTAATTGTGCTTTTGTCATGTCTCTTGCTGGTTTACCAGACTCGACATCTTCTAATTCTTTTGCTGACGATAGTTGTCCTAATGAGTCAAGTACCATCATCATTGGTGGAGCATCTTTATGTTCCATATAGTTTGTTAGCATCTTTACTGCACTTGTACGAAAGTCTTCGATAGACTCTGGTTCTGCAATAGATACTCTTGATACATCGATGCCTCTTGTTGACATCATATCTTTTGTTACTGCCGCCTCTGTATCAAAATAGATAACACCACCAGTTTCATTGTCTTCTAAAAATTGTTTGATAACGCCTAGAACGAAAAAGGTTTTCCCGGTTGCTGACTCACCGGCAAATGCGGTTATTTTATTGTTGGGAACACCACCATATAAACTACCACTAAGTACTGCATTCATAATATAAGAACCAGTATCTATCGTACCAGTAAATTCAGAAGAGTTACCACCATCAGCTAATATATTAGTGTTGTCGATACCCTTTATTACATTACTTAAAAAGCTATTCATTTATTATATACCTCATCTAGTTTATCAGAAAATTCTTCAATCTTTTTTAGTCTCAATTTACCTTCCCAGTAAATATAATCTTTCTCTGGATTCTTTGCTAAGTTATTCAGCAAAGGTTTGATCATGTTATAAAGAGTATCGCATTTTTGTTGTGTTTTGTCAAGTCCAGATTTATTAAGCACTGCTTCATCTTGTGCTAATTGTACTGCTTCTAATTCATGTTCTGTTACGGCGGTAAAGCCAAAATCAAATTCTATATCACTCATGAGAAAAAGTCCTCTAATGTTGCTCTCTTTTCTGTTGCCCAATCTATCTTGTCTAGTATTAGTTTCAAAGGCTCTAGAAACGATTTGTTAAATTGTGTTTCGTAATCTATATACTCACTCATACCAAACTCTTGAGGTAAGACATTGATTATAGATAACACATTCTGTCTAAATGGGTTTGGTTCTTTCATATAACAATACTTTATCTTTTCACCAGATTTTATAGTTTGATATTTCTTTGTAAGCTTTCTCTCTCTTATACCATTGTTATATATTAAAGCACCTCTAATATGTAAAGGTGTTCCTTTCAAAATCTCAAAGTTCTTGAATACTGTACCAACAGTACTATCGTATTTATTTAATTCAGATACGCCTCTAGGGAAAGCTACATCTTCAAATGGTAGAGAGAAGAACTTTTCTTTAAACTCTACAATATAAGCTTGTAAAATAGTTTCATCTTTTGTCATGATAATATCAATAGCTTTCTTAATAGCATCACGACAAACTTGTGGAGTACTAGACTTGATAGCTTCTATTCCCATCATCTTGAGTTTAGGTTTCTGATATCGAACACCTTCATTATCATATACGTTAAGCATATATCTTTTCTTGGCAGTCCATATGCCTTTGTCACATATCGTTTCTCTCTTCATAAACATCTTCTGATCAAAAGCATTCATGATATCTGCGAGTTCTTGATAAGCTTTGTCGATGAATGGTTCTATCTTATCTGCTCCGACTTTATCTAGAAAGTCTATAGGATTCTTAGGTTTAAACTTTTCTATTAGCTTGTCAAAAGTTATGTATAGTGAATCTGTATCTGAGGCAACGACATAATCAACATTCTCTGTCTTCAATAGTTTGTTCAGATATTCGTTTATACGTGCTTCTATCCACTTGATAGATAGTTGTCCAGATTTAGTGATAGCTAGTGCTTGTCGTATATCATAAAATCTAAAGTATTGATTACCAATCGCACCATAAGCAGAGTTCAACTGTATCTTTTTTGCCATCTGCATATTGTAATACTTAGCAACATCTTTCTCTAACTGTTGCTTTTTCATTTCTAGTTCAGTTCTATTCATTCAGTAACTTCTTAACTTTCTCTAACTCTTTCTGTGACTCGATCATCTTCTTCTTATAGATAACTCTATCTTCATACATGGATTGCATCATATCATTTAGAAAACCTTTCTTATCTTTTCGAAAGTATTGTCCGTTTGCCGCCAAAACTTTGTCTTTAGATGTAGATACTTTCTTCTCTATAATATCATCAATGCTCACGTTTTGCAAGTCACCTTCTATGATTGTATCAGGTGAAACATTGTACTGCATTATGAGATGAGGATACAATGAGTTCAAGTCGAAAGACATAATCCATTTATGTAAGCCAACCTGTGGATCTTTTACGTAAGCACCTTCATATGCTTCGCTTTTATGTTTAACTTTCTTCTGAGGTATCACTATATTTTTATCAAGTAAATAGTTGTGTATCAAAATGTCCCACATTCTAACTTGTGAGTGATTGTCTTCATAGTTTACTTTAGCATCATATGCGATAGCCATTGCCAACTCTATCAGTTTTAGTTTATCTTCTATTCTTTCTACAAGTTCAACATCTTTAATATTGTATTCTATAAACTTCTGATAGTCAT